TGACTCGTCTGTTTCAAGATACTTATCAAGTATGGATATTGCCTGTGTTCTGAATTCTTGAACTGTTACCACGGGCACAATAACAATTCTGTTTGAATCGATACCTCTTTCTTCAATCATTTCTTTTGTGATTGCAGATTCAGATTCGAAATAAATTACTGCTGAATCTGGATTATCAGCAAGAAACTGTTTAACCATTCCTAATGCAAAGAATGTTTTACCAGTTGCTGATTCACCTGCGATTGCAGTAATTTTGTTTTTTGGAAGTCCACCATATAGTGAACCCGATAATAAAGCATTAAAGATGTAACTACCCGAATCGACGAATGAGTCAACATCACCTGCTTGAACACCATCTGCAACGATGTTCGCAAACTCGTTACCTGATGCTTTTACTAAGTCTTTAATAAATGACATATTCACCTCTCATAATGTATATTCAGTATACTATGTAGTGAGTTATTTGTCTAGTGTTTTTTCTGGATTATCTTCAAATGTTTTATCGCACAAACGTGTACGATACATTGTGTGTTCTTTCATCATTTCTGATAAAATTTTTAATTGAGTTTCAATATGAACTATGAAACCGAAAATGACACAGATCATACATATGTAAAATATGTCCATGCCTGTAATCATCATAACTCTACTACACCTTTCTCTAAAAGAATATCTCTATTCGTAAGATGATTGTTTGCTATGTCTTCTTTGGATTGCCCATCGTATGGAACTGCATGATTATCTTCAATCATTTGTGCATTGGCACAAAACTTTGTTTCGTATGTTGGATGTCCGACATTGTCCCAACAATATAAGTCACCTAAGATTCTTCCGAACTTGCCTTTGTCATGTGATACAAGTGTGATTTTTTCACAAGCACCTAACATTTCTTTTAGATGTTTCTTTGATGCCTTTCCGAATTTCTTTTCTACTAAGTCTCTAGTTCTGGATTCTGGTGTATCAATACCTTTCATTCTGACTCTTTGCTTTTTATAAGTCATACCAAAACCGAGATCGATGTCTACGTCTACTGTATCACCGTCAACTATCTTAACTACTTTTACGTTATATTCATACATAATGTTTTATTTATTTATAATGCAAGGGGACTCATTTGTCCCCTTGTCTAACTGTTGCCTTACATTTTTGTGGAAACTCTGAGCAATATAACATCATTGCTTCTAAAAGCATTGTGGTCGAAATGACCTCGTCTACTTTTTTTCAGGTTGTTCCTGTAGTTCATTAGTTTGTCTATCGACTTCATCTGCTACAGTGTCTATAACACCTGTAGTAGTATCTGCGACTAGAGTACCAACTGAGACTACATCATCTGCAACGGCGTTTACAACTGTTTGAGTACCTTTAACGGCACCGTCTACAACGCCAGTTGAGAATTCTTTTCCGCCTTCAATTACGGCACCAACTGAGGCACATGAAGGAAGTAAGAATACACAAAATAGTAATGAATACATTAAATTATTCATTGCTGACTCCTAAATAGAAGTTCTAAACTGATAGATAAAAATCTATCCCCACTGTATTTATGCAAAAAAACTATCTAATGATGCAACTGGTTCTACATTCCAATTAATCAGATTAACTACAGTCTTCAAAGGTTCTACAAATGATTTGTCGAACTGCATATCATAATCTACGAATCTATGTAAATCAAACTCTCTGGGTAAAGAATTCATAAAACTAATAACATTCTCATTGATTGGATTAGGTGTAGTTAGATAAGTAAACAGAATCTTCTCACCATTTTTGATTGTTTCATACCTCATGTCGAGGTTCTTGGATTCTAACAAATGATTATATAATAACGAACCTCGAACATGAATTGGTGTACCCTTTGCATAGATTGTAGTGTTGTCTTTGTATTGACCTAGACCCCTACACCCTCTAGGGAATGCTACAGTCTCGGGTGGTAACTCTCTAAATTCTTTTCGTGCTTTCTCTACAAACTGCCACAAGTCTTGCTCTGTCTGAGTCATGATAACATTGAATGCTTCAGTAAGTTTGGTTCTTACCCATTGTGGTGTTGACGACTTAGCAGTTTCAATACCCATCATTTTGAGTTTTGGTTTTGCTAGTCTAACACCCTCATTGTCAAATACATTTAGAATGTATCTTTTCTTTGCAGTCCATATACCACGATCTGCAATCACTTCTCTACCCATTTCCATTTTGTTTTGAAATGCATTTGTATAATCTGCTAACTCTTTGAAACCATCAGCAAGTGCATTCTCTACCTGCTTCTCTGCTTTAGATAGAAAGTCTACAATCTTATTCTTATCTTGTTCATCAGGCATAACTGCTTGTACAAGTTTATCCATTGTAATGTAAACTGAATCAGTGTCCATTGCAATCACATAGTCTTCGTTATCAGTTTTAAGAATCTTGTTAAGATAATCATTAACAGTTCTCTCTGCCCACTTAATGACTAACTGACCAGACATAGTAATTGCTTCTGCAAGATCGATAGAAAAGAATGCGAAGTATTGATTTGCCATTGCACCATAGGCAGAGTTCAATGCAATCTTACGAACTTGCTGATTGTTATATGCACGTTTGATAAGTGTATCAAGTTCTCTCTTACGTTTTGGATCAGTGCATGTTTCTTTTTCTTTTTGAAACACAATCATTTTCTTTTTCCATTCTTTACGTTCTTCATAGAATGTTTCCATAAGTTCTGGGAACATACCTTGTTTCTCACGTGAGAATAGAACACCATTAGGTGCTATCGTTGTATTTGTTTGCTTACAGTATGATGTGTCTGTTTGTTTATCAAGTAACTTCTGAATGTTTGTTGTTTCTCTATGACCAGATACAATCTTCTCAGGTGAGATATTGTATTGCATAATCAAATGTGGATATAGTGAGTTCAAGTCAAAAGACATAACCCAATTATGACCACCAACTTGAGGTTCTTTTACATATGCACCAATGATAGGTTTAGTTTTATCATTGCCAGTTTTCAATCTTTGTGGTGGGGTTTGTATACCTTGGTCTTTTAAGAAATTATAGATGATAGTTTCCCAGTACTTCACCATACCAAATGTATCTTTGTAGTTACATTTGGCAGTATATGCCTGAGACATAATAAGTTCTAAGAAACCTAGTTTGTCGTCTAGTTCTTCTACGAGAACAACATCACGTACATTATACTCTAAGAACTTTGCATAGTCGTTCTTATATAATGTATGAAGTGAACCATACTCTGAGTAATCTATCTTACCTTTGCCAAGTTCTACTTGTGAAATGTGATCGAGTTTATACGACTCTTGGTTTGAGAAAGTTCTTTTACGATACAGTTCGAGGTAGTCAACAACATTGATACCAAGTAAATCATACACTTGTTGTTTCTGATAACCAAATGCTGTAAACTCTCTACTACTTGATTGATTCCATGGTGATAGTTTTCTATGTTCATTCTCACCAAAAAGTCTATCGATTCTATTACAAAGGTATGTGATATCGAATGAGTCTACATTCCAACCTGTGATAACATCAAAGTTCTGACTACGCCAATACTTTATGAACTGAGTAAGTAAGTCTGCTTCATTCTTACAATCGATATAGATTACTTTAGGATTGTCATGATTCCATGGACCAATACCAAAAACTACTGTTTCTTTTTTGAATGGTTTAATTGAGATAGCATTAACTCTTTCACCTGTAAACATATCTATCATAACCATGTATCTCAAACCCTTGAACACCATCGTACTGCTCTCTAAACTTTCTAGCACCACCCATAGAGTTGAGTTCAACAACTTCTAAGTATCTGCCATCTAGTGAACGATAAGGTGTTTGACCTTTCTTTGAGGGAATGAAATGCTTCGGTCGATAGTTGACCGTAAGTTTCTGTTTCTTGTTTCCTTGATAACCCGTGACCAAAATCTTGTCACGTGTACGACACACATTTGTATAAAAATCCATACTGTTAGTATAACAGAAAGACTAGTCTTTTAATAGTGTTTTTTCGGTATATTCTGAGAAATGTTTTGCTACTACATCTTTGATATCTTCATAGTGTGCAATCTTTTCCATTTCTTGTTGGATAGTCTCAACATGGTCGCCGTGTTCAGCAACACCTACTGAGTTCTTACATTGAACTAGCACATTGGTTTTGTGTTTTGCGATCTGACCATCAGCATGTGCTACTACTGATTTCAGAATTTCATTTGTCATATCTTTCATTATTTAAGTCCTTCTACTCCTTCAGGTAATACACCTTCTACTTCTTTCACATTGACTGGACAAGGTTTGTACTGATAACTTCTTCCCCACCTTCCCAATAAACTAAGCAAATCTGCTCTCTCTTGTGCAAGTTCAGTTGCATAGTGATCGTCAATCTCTTGTAGAAGTTGACAAATGGACATCCATGTATCATCGTCATTTACAACATTACCTTCTAAATAACCATGAATCATACTTCTAGTTAACTGTTCCATTTGATGCAACGACAACGTAGGATCGTTTTGATGTCTTGGGATAACGTTTACTTTATCGTCTACAATTTCACTCATTTTTTACCTCTAATCTTATTGCCTGTTGCCACTTTGAAGTTTGTTTCTAATTGTGGTTTAGGTTCAAAAACAGTCTGTATCTGACTGTTGTTTATATTATATTTATATTCTTTGGCATAAGGTATCCATGGAGCAAAGTTAACTTCCATTTTTCCAGAATCTGCTACAGTTAAAACGATTTGAGGATCGACAATTTGCCAACCATTTCTCAAAAGATTTTGCTTTGCAAATCCCATAATGACTTCGCCTGTATTGAGGCGAATGCACTTCACTTCAGACATTTAATACTAACTCTTGCAGTTCTTTTGAACGTCTACCTACTTGACCAAACC